GAGGCCGATACGCGATACTTGCCATTTACCGGCGCCGTCAAGCGAGTGGGGTTACCCACATCCCAGTAACTGGACGTGTCATACTCGATGTCGTAGAAGGTTACTGGCGTATCCGAAGTAGTTGGAATGGTCTGGTTTGGATCCGTCGGTGACGGCCGCTTGACTACGCTCGCATTTACATTGGTCCACGAATCGATCCAAGACAGCCAGTCGTACGCTACCCCCTGTAGCCAGTTCATCACCGTCGATGTGGGGGTTTCATTCGTCACCCATCCGGTGTCTTTGGCGCCTTCCGACGGCTCGACCCGAACCGTCCCAGGACTGACGCTAGCCCAACGAGGCAACGAGGTAGGTTTCGCCATGGCTACGCTCCTGCGCCTTTCCACTTGCCGAGGTCGAACCCCGGGCCCGTATCGAACCTAAAGCACTCAGCCGCTGGACACTCGCGCCAGACAAGCACTCCGGCCACGCCCCCGGCTCGCGCCGTCCGCAAGAATCTCCGGTACAGCACTGCTGCCGCCGCCGTGATCGTGGCGTCGATCTCGACCGTCACGTAGGCAATCGTCCAGGTTGTGACCGTGACGAGGGTGGTCGGCAGCGCGGCATGAAAGACCGCGATCAGGTTCTCGGCCGTGCCGCTGCTCTTGTTGACCCGGATCTTGGCCTTGAGGATGAGGCGATACTCCGCATCCGTGGCCGCCCCCCGGGGCTCCGCCAGCACCGCCCCGATGGCGTCCAACTGCGTCCCGACGCCCGTATCAATGCCCCGCTCGGTGTAGAGCTGATACAGGGCGTCTTCGACGGCCCGGACCTCGGCCCCGACGGCGGTGAATAGCCCCGCAATGCGCGGCTTGTTCCGGTACTGCTCCGCCAGTCTGGCGAGCGCCAAGGCGCCGTGGTTCAGGATGTGGGTCAGGTTCATGGCGTCCCCGCGGAACTCACGACCGTGACCCGCGCCGAGGCGAGCACCGCCACTTCTCGCAGCCCCACCGCGAGGGTGCTGGAGGAGTAGACAACCAAGGTCCCGACCATCGTCCCGACCTCAATGGCGCAGTCGATCACCCCGGTAACCGCGAAGCATCCTGAGCCCACAGCCCGGGGGACCACGTCCTTGCCCATCACGAGATGGTCCGTGCCGTAGTCCAGGATCGCCGCCGCCACGAGATCGTCACCCGTCGCGGGCTCGTAGTCGTCGGCGTTGTAGGTCACCGTGGCGCGGATGTACGCGTCGATCTCGGTCGCCGTGCTGTGCTTGATCATGTGGGCGATTCCCTGGGTATCGATGACCGTGCCCGTGACCGTGCCATAGGTGCCGATGCCGGCCGCCACGGCGGAGAAGATGGCCTCCTCGATGTCGGCCGCAGTCCCGGTGCCCGAAATCACCACTTCGATGGACTTGGCCGGGATGCCGTCGCCGTCCGTGACCATGGTGGTGTTCTCGAACACCTTGCACTCAGAGACGTTGTCGACGTCGAGGACGGCGTTGCGAATCGCCTCCAGGGCGGCATTCGCGGCGCTGTGCAGCTCCACCTCCCGCCGCAGCCGGAGATCGGCATCGGTCTCGATGTCCTGCCCCGACACGGCGTCGGCGGCGTTGGTCACGGCGGTCCATCCCGACACCGGGGTCTCGATCACGGTGATGGATCCGGCCGCCGCGACGAGGGGCCCGGTATCGACGGCCTGCGCCGCCCCCGTCGTACTGCCGCCCACGGTCACCCCGTTGACGGTCGTGGGCGTGCTATTGCAGGTCGCGAGCGCCAGCGTTTCGAACTTGACGCCGGTGGTCGACACGCTAACCTGCGACCCGGCCGGAATCGGCGTCCCTGCGTCTCCCCCGAGCGTAAGCGTGACCGTCGAATGGCTGGCTGGCTCGCGCACGGTCCCGGTGATCGCGCACAGAGCATCCAGGGCGGCGTCCGTCGCGCCGTCGGGGTCGAAGGCGGCGTAGTCCGCTTCCGCGGCGTCCCAAATCTCTGAGAGACGCTCGGCCGTTATGCCTACCCATTGCCCGAATACGGACTGTGGGGCGAGATCGATGCTGGCGCCGAAGACAGCCTTGAGCGCGTCCTCAAGGTCGCTCTTGATGGTCAGGAGCGGCTTGGTGACGAAGCCCGTGGAGGTCAGCCCATACGTGGTCAAGCGGTCACCTCCAGGCTATCCGAGATCGTCGTGCCGTCTTCCATGACGGCCACGAAGGTCACCGTCAGGCTGCGCGCGGTCGCGGTGTGATCCAGGTCCACGCTCGTCACGCTGGCGATCCCCGGCGTGGCGAGGATCTCCCGGCGGAAGATCTCGCGGATGGCGGGCAGGCTCGGGGCCTTGACGAGGATCGACTGGAAGTAGGGGGTGCCGATTGACTCGTCCGCGAACCACTCCCCCAAAAAGAACCGCAGCCGCTGCTTGACCGCCTGGACCACGGCGGCGCTGCCGTCCGTTAGGGCCAAGTCCCCGTCGACGAGCACGAGATCGTCGGTCGTGAGGGTGTAGGCAATCGTGGCCGTGTAGACCGCGCCGACGAGGGCTGCGGGCAGGGTGGTCGTGGTGATGGTTGCCACGTCACCGAGGCGGAGGTCAGGCGCCAGTGCCGTCATGGGGCGTACACCCGCAGATACTCGACGTGGGTAACCGTCGCCGGGTAGGTGCCATAGGTCTTTTGTGCTAGGCCGAAATCAGCGACCGTGAACGGTACCGCCTGAGCGGCACAGATATCGTGCCATGCTCCACTGCCGTAGACCTGTGGTGTCACCTGGGCGAGATTGCGGTCCCACAGGAACCGCACCCGCAACGGGAATGCCAGGGCGGTGACGTATACGCCCAGGTCGGTTTCCCCGCCGCTATAGAGTCGCTGCGCACCCGCCTGAGTGCCATCGTTTGTGAACAGGAGGAATGCGTTGGTGTCGTCGTAGCGCAGCACCAGCAACTCGGCGTTGTCGCTGCCGTTGCCCGTCGCCGAGTTGAATTGTGCCTCCACGGCGATGAGATCTGGCCCACCGGCCGGGACCGGGGCGTATGCGTAGCGGCAGTAGCGACCGAAGGTCCACCAGTTGCCATCGCTCCCACCGGCAATGCTGAGGGTCAGTGTGCCGTCGCCGATCTCGGCCGCGGTGCCATTGCCGGAGGCCTCGCTTAGACTCATCACGGCATCGTCAAATTCGTCATCGAACAGCAACACCCAGAGTGATAACTCGCGTGTCGCTGTCTGCGGGACGGAGCTGCTATCGGTCACGCGAATCGTGACCGTGGATGTGGCGGCCGTCGTCGGGGTGCCGGTGATGGTGCCGTCGCTGGCGAGCGTAAGCCCATCGGGCAACGAACCGGACGCGATCTCGTAGGCGTAGGGCGCAAGACCACCGCTCGCGGACAGCGCCGTGGAATAGGCACTCCCAAGCACGCCGTTGGGCAGGGCGGCGGTGGTGATGGCCAGGGAGGAAACCACGCTCAGGCTCAGGCTCTGCGTGGAGCCCAGGATCCGGACCGTGAACGGGTACGTCCCCAAGGTGGCGGGGATGCCCGTGATCGCCCCGGTGGTACGGTTCAGGGTCAACCCCGGGGGCAAGGCGCCGGAAAGCAGCGAGAAGCGCGGGGCCGTCATTCGCTCACCTTCACGGTGGTGCTCGACGCCGGCACGGTGAGCGCGGCCAGTTCCGCCGATGCTCCTACGCTCGGGTGGGTGTGCGTCTTGAGGGTCGTCATGAATGTGTCGTAATCGGTGCCGCCGAGCGCCGCCGGAGTGAACGTCCCGCCGTCGCGGCCGATGTCGATGGTCGACCCGGGCGCCGTGGTGAGGGGGTGCGCGAAGTCGTGCAACCCCGGGAGAGCAATAGCGTCGGTCATGGCGTGGGTGCGGTTGTCCTCGGGGTCGACCACGCCGCCAACGGTCAGCCACTTGTCGAGGCTCTTGTCCGAGAACACGAGCAGGACGTGATCGCCCACGGCAAGCGGGAACGTGACCCGGAAGCCCCCGCCTCCGGGAAAGATGACCGGCACGTTGGTCACGACGGGCAGCGCCTCGACCACCCGCTGATCGTCCTCGTCGGTGTAAGCGTCCTTGATGCAGGGCGCCGCGTCTACCTGCTGCAACGCCGGATCCCAGCGCACGACCTTCGCCGGTAGGGACACGCGGACGTCGGCCCCGGCCTTCTCGCGGGCACGCTCGAGCACTTCGACTAGGCCGGGCTCGCGTGAAGTGTATCCGCTCATGCCGTCAATGCCTCTATCTCGCTGTACCACTGCTTTCCGTGGGTATCTGCATCGTGCTCAACCTTGCGCACAGTGATGACTCCACGATGAGCCGCAGACACGAGGTTGATGCGGCGCCCCGGAACGATCTGTGCCTGCAACAGCGACTTGACCTTCAGCGTGCGCGGTCTTGCCTTCGTCGGAGGAGAGCCAAATTCTGGGGCCCCGATCAGTCCGTGATCTGCGTCCAGTTGAATCGCCGCAACTGGGGTGTATCCCGCCTTGGGCAGGACCTGGATTGCGCCGTCCTGAATCGACCACGACAGCCCCATGGGCGTCAGGATGCGGTCGATCTCCTGCCACGCTGGCCCATAGGCACTGTATCCGTTGAGGCACGGCTGCTGGAGATCGGGCAGGATGGCGTCGAGGTTGCCGAGGTCCCAGCCAGATTGCTGCACGATGGTCTTGAGCACCGCCGCCCGGCTAGTTCCGCCCTTGAAGCTGGCGTTGACCCGGCCGTGGGCGTAGATGCGCTCACCGTCGCCCACCTCGAACTCCGACACCCAATCGATGCCCTTCGGGTCGCGGTGGTGCTCGACGAAGCGCGCATCCCCCACGAAGATCTGCGACACCGTGGCCGCCGTGCCGGGATTGGGGGCGTACCCGGCCTCGAGCCAGATGCGCACACCCTTGCCCTGCAATTGCTTGCGCGTCGACTCGGCCAGGTTGTAGACGATGATCTTGCTGTGGTTCGGCTCCTTGCGCAGTGTCTTCGTGATCTTGAACGTCACCCGCAGTTGCTCGATCACGATGGCGTTCTGCGTCTTGGCGGTCTTGAGCGAGCCTCTGACCGGCGGCGCGATTGTCAGTTTCGCGCGGCGATCCCACAACATCACCCCGGATGGCGCCTGAAGCGGGGGGCTAGCCATCAGTCGGTCCCCGCATAGATCGTCATCGCGACGACTGCCCCGCGGTGCTAACCGTAGTCCAAAATCTCCCGTATTTGCCGTCGGGAGCGGAATAGGTCGGGGAGGGCACGGCGACCTGTGTCCCCTGCTGCGCCTTGGGCTTGGACTTGGGCTGCTTGGTTGCTACCACCGTGGTCTGATTGGTGACCCTCCGCACCTGCTTGAAGCTGGCCTCGAAGCGGAAGGCGTCGCCGCTCTTCTTGTCGCGGTCCTCCTTGAGGTCAGTGAGGATCATGTCGTAGTAGGTCCTCGCCGCCGTGGAGATTGTCACGAACTCAGGATCGTCTCTGAGTCCATGCAGGAACTGGCGCGCGTCGTCTGCTCCTCCCGTGACTCCTGGTATATCAGGAGTGTTGGAGACGATGCCCTCGAGCGTCACCTCGTCGGGCTTGGGGCGTGCGTGGTCACTAACGTTGATGCCCTGTTCGACCGGGTGATCGGTTACATCGACGCCTGACTTATGCGATTCTTTTACAGTCGCGTCGATGTCTAGCGTCTTACTGATCGTCGAGACCCACGTCGTCGGCATTATGGGTTGGCCTCGGACCACTGGCGCAAGTCGACGGACATCTGGTCCGACACCGCCTGCGCGATGGATTGGCCGTCGGCTGGGCCGCTGCTGTTGACCACCACGTTGACTGGTGCGGAGATCGTAGTGGTTTTGTTGGCCTGGCCTGCCATGGTGCGAATGATCATCTCGGGCAGGAGTTGCGGCACCGATGCGACCGTGCCAAGGCCCGTCGCCAACGCGTCGCCGTAGTTGCCCGCGCCGAGGTTCCGCAGGGTGGCGCTGCCTAATGTATAGGCGTTGGTTTTGGCGCCCACCGTATTGAACGCCTCCCAATACTGCCCCGCCATGGTGGGAGCTCCCCCGGTGGCTCCCGGCGTCCCGGGGAGCGGCACGAGACCGCCCGTCATATTGAACTTGCCGCCCCGCCGCCGGTGCTCCTCGTAGGCGTTCTGTGCCTCGGGGGTTTTCTGCATCGAGGCGCCGATGGCAGAGGCTTCCCCGGTTAGGTAGCGATAGAGGTCTTGCACTTCCTCGAC